GGCGAATAGTATTGATAGAACACGTCAAACACAGGCTTGAGCCATGGCTCCATCTTCTCTTCGAGTGTGCCCGGCAAAAACCCGTGCTGCTCCTCGACGCTTACCGCTGGGCGCGTCAAAATGAGCTTGCCGACAGCGCCTTGTTGCAGGTTGCGAATACCGACGTGGCATGCAATCATGGTCTTCCCCGTGCCGGCAGGTCCATAGGCAATCACAATGCTCGGCTTGGGAGCCTCCAAGAGCTTGAAGTAAGCCTCTTGTTTGGCATTACGGGGCTTGATGGCGACTTCGCGATAGTCTTTAGCAAACATGTTTGTCGAAGCATAAGAGGAGCCATAGTGATCCTGCTCTTCATAGAGGTAGATGGAGGACGACGGGGACTGACCGAACAAATCATCGTCCGAATCGTAGTCGCGCGCGCGGCGATGATGCTTGTTCTTCCCCTTCATCCCTACTATTTGACCTGAAAAAAGACGGCGCTCACCTCCATGTGGTACGCGAGTGCGCACGGGCGCAGATGCACGACGCTTTGGAGCTGCCACTGGAAGCCGTGCGATTCGAGCCTGCATCCTACCTAACTACGTCCTGTGTCGTCCTGCTTTTTCGGTATAAAATAAAACGTACTTGGATAAATAGCATGCTGCCTCCGCGTATCATCGGGCTTCTGGGGCGGTCGCGCGTGGGAAAAGACACGGTTGCGCAATTGATAACGCACGAGTATATGCGATTGGGCTATTCTTACAGCACCGTGCGGCTTGCGGCGCCCATCAAGGAGGCCGCCAAGGCGCTTTTCGGGTTCTCCGATGCCCAGATCGAAGGGAACCTGAAGGAGTCCCCGGATGCATCCTGGGGGGTGACGCCGCGTTCCGTATTCCAGAAAATTACGGCGGTTACCATGGCCGAGATGGGAACGGATTTCTTCACGCGGCTTTTGTACCGCAAATACGATAGCGGCGAGCTCGGGGAGTTTATTATTATTCCAGACGTGCGCTTCGAGCATGATCTGACCGAGATTCGCCGCCGTGGCGGCGTCGTCGTCAAAGTAACCCGCGATGCTCCCGAGGTTCCCATGCATGCGTGTGAAGACAACATCCAAGCGCTTGAGGGGGACGTGTCCATAAAAAATAATCGCTCGATGGAAGACTTGGCGAATGTGGTGCGTCTTGTCGTCAAGCACAACGCTTTCAGTCAAAGCGCACTTGACAAGTGCGCGTAGGTGACGCGGTTATCAGAGGTTTTGCTTTGGACGGCTTTTGGGTCTTGGAGCCGCCCGCAGGGGCTACTGCCTTCATTGTTTTTGTAACGGCAGCTTTCGTGGCTTTTGTTGCTTTGGTGGCCGTGGCAGCTTTCTTAGAGCTTGATGCATCCGTCGGGTTTGCTGCTGCGGCGGCTTTGGACTGGTGCATGGACATGTGGCCTTCGATCTGCGGGAGGTACTGGTGGATGTAATCAATCACATGATTCTGGAGTGCCCATCGGAAGAAATTGAGCTGCCCAACAGTGGTCTCGATGACACGAGCCGCACTCGTTTGCTCGTCGGATTTGGCGCGAGGTGAGGTAGCACCATGGCTTGTCGGTTTGGCATCGAGCGCAAACGTGATGCGCTCGTGGCGACGGAAAGGGTCAAAGTGCATCTTGGTGTAGCTCTTGAGCTGTGCACGGTATTCGTAATACAGATGGATCTTCTTGTAGTGCGCCAATGTCGCGGCATTGTTCGGCATTTGCTCGACGATGGTGTTCTTGGACTCATCGATCCAGTACAAGATGTTCATCGCTTTGGCATAATGCGTGATGAACCAATCAATGACGCGCAAGGAAATGCTGTATTGGCCGCTCACAATCTTGTACAAGATGTCACGATGTCGTGCATGTTTTTGGAAATAATTCGTCAATGATTTGAGAAGGAGTTCTTCGCTACTCGCGAATGACATTGAAAAATGAAAGCCCGATTCCTTTAAGTGTCAAGTGGCGCGTTTAGAAATCACCACCGACTTCTAGCGGCTTGCGCAGAACGTCCGGCGAAATGGTCGAGATGTTCCAGGGGCTCACCGGCACTTGCGGGTTCGGTGGCTCCGAGCGCAGTTGCAGGTTGGCATTGCGCATGCTGCTGCCTTGGGTGTTGACACCCACGTGGTAGCCAGCGGTTAGGAAGTTTTGGTCGCGCACATCGCCTTGGCCGGCCGGGTTCATCTGAGCCCAGCGGCTGTTGGCGGCGTCCTTGGGCAGCAGGTCGTCGGCGGTCAGACGATCGCGCGGGAAGCACGAAGGCGAGGGCACGGCCGGGGCAGTGGCGCCACTGACCTCGTTGAAGACCTCGTTGCCTTGCGGATCCGAGGCGCCATAGCTGCCGAGGCCGGTGGCGGCGGCATCCGGGCGAGGGTTGGAGAGTTCGGCGACCGACTTGGCCGTCGGCACTTCTTGTTGAATGATGTCACCGTAGAACTTCTCAATGTTGGCGATCTTCGCCTTGCGGTTGTAGGTCAGGAACACAAATCCTAGGAGGATGACCAGCAATAGTACAGTCACGACCACGTAGGTATTTTTCGAGGCAAGCTTCATTGAGATTCTATATTCTATCTCAGATAAAATATTTCGTGTGCGGCGCATGTCTCGCCCCGAGTCTATTCCATGATCAATTGACCGGATTTGACGCCTAAGATTTTCTGACCCAGTTTTTCCAGGTTGTCGTTCCAGAGTTTGTCCGGACGTGGTTGATCCTTGGCGATCTCGTAAAGCTCGTGCATCTGTCGGTTGAGCGTCTCGAGGTATTTGTATTTTTGCATAAGTGCGGTCATCTTGTCAGTTACAGTCCTAGACGCCTGCTGCAATTCCAGCGACCACTGCGACTCAATCTCGAGGCGATCCACGTCTTCGACACTGTCGTCCTCGGAATCGTCTTGAATGTGGATTTCTTCGATGTACCAGATCACGCTGAACGACGTCGTGCTTACGCGAATCGCAGACGGAACGATCACGACGCTGGCATCGCTCGCAAGCGCTGCTTCAAAGGCGTCTTCTTGCGAACAGGTTCTACCTCCCGTATAGTACTTGCAGGGGCGCGAGTCCGAGAGGCGCGCAAGGATGCGCCCATGCGCGTCAAACGAGTCTGTAAAGAACTCGCGGATTTTGTCGGCCGTGAGGGCATTTTGAAACCAGTGCTTGTTGTGCTTGATCATGAGCTCCAACGCCTGACGGTCACAGTCGAGCACGTAATCGCGCCCGATGTTGTTCGTAGGAATCCAGACGCGGACTTTGTCGCTCGCGTTTGCGTCGCCGCTGCCGCCGCCGTTCCCCACCGGCGAAAGTTTCGTGTCCATCAACCGGATCCGGGGGAGGCTCTGCGTTTCTTTATCGAACAACCGCACGATGTAGCCGTTGGCGCGTTTGATCGGCTTTACCGGCTGTAAGCGCATGTCTAAACATCGCCCAGGGATTTCTAACGTATAATGTAACGCGCATGGAGAAAAATAATGGCTTCTTCGACTTCGTGATGGATTTCGTCAAAGAGGAGATTCGAAAGCCCGAGATCAAAGATGACATCCTCAAGCCGCTGCTGAAATGGGTCTTGTGGAATTTAATGCCGTATATGTTCTTGTTCTTGGGACTGAACTTTTTCTTTACGATCCTGGCAGTGCTGTTGGTGAGCGTGATGGTACGGAATAGGACTGCATGAACATTTCGTCAACATATTTTTTCAAGAGTCGTGCTATGTTGTCATGCAATTGCTGAAAGTAAGTAGACAACAAAACTATTATGACCATTATTGTTTCCACAAAACATTCTGCAACCTACCGTTTTGACACGTATTCGGTCTCCAACATTCAATTGTTGAATTGTGGATGACGCCACATTAATCCATACATTCGTAGTTGCTATATCTTTCCATGGCTGCATACCATTCACCATGACTTCATTCTTTTCTAATTTCAGTGCCCCTGCAGATGCTGTATTATCCAAAAGTCCATTCCATGATATGTAATAATATCCTTTGACAGAGGCTGTAAATACTCCTGTGCCGGTGTTCAAACAAGATCCAATATTTAAATATACCTGATTCCATATCACAACGGCATCAACAGCAACTCTAAAGTCACCATCACCGTATTTACACCAAGCACTAACATATATATTGTTCGGTGTAGAAATATATCCATTTACATGCAAAGCGCAACTGGGAGCCGTCGTTCCTATTCCTACATTTCCTCGTATATATGCGTTGCCAGAACCACCTTCAATTGCAAACAGATTCGTCCAGTTCGTAGATTTGAATGCGATTTCTTCTGTGTTTATCACGTGAACTCCCAGTCCTTGACGACCAAATGCTCCGCGAGTACTTGGGTATGGTCCCATCCCCATTTGCCCAGAGCCACCCCAACTTATCGAATATATTGCTTCTGGATACGTTGTTTCATTACTACCCAAGCGAAGTGTACCATTTGCGAGACCGGACGCACTGAAGGGAACATGTATGCGTGCCAATGGACTCGACGTGCCGATACCCACATTCCCCCCATTCGCCACCCGCATTGCTAATACACCCCCGTCGTCATAAAAATCTGCAATGGGATGTGCCCCCAACTGTGTCACGCTGAGCGCAGGGCCGACGCCATCGTTCGAAATAACCATATTACTTGCATACGCCGTCTTGAGTATGCCGCTGCTGAGCTCTCCGTTTTCGTGGCGGAACATAAAGGGTCCATCGGACGCCCTTTCAAGGACAGTACCGCCCATCTTGACATAAGTGTCCATGGTGGCGTCCTGCTGTGTGACCTACCTATATCCAAATTCCACAATTTATCTTGCGTTGAAGAGCGCGACAAAGCCTCTGCACACAGGCGCTCGGTAGCCTGGTGCTGCATGGTAATCCGGGCGAACAATAACACGATCGCCATTCTTTTCGTACGTCGGCGGCATCACGGCAACGGATGGCTTGATAATTTCATCAGGCTCGCTCTTGACGTTTTTCAGGACACGGGCGATCTCACGTTTGCACGCTTTCGCTTTCTGCTCAGACGCAAACTTGAACTCGGCCTCCGTGAAGCCATCGCATACGCACCTGGCCGACGTACCATTATGTTTGCGTACGATCGGAAAGATGCTCTCTGTGAATAGGGAGCGATTGTTTGCATAGACTCCCGGTAACGTAACCACGATCCATCGCGTGGACATCCTTTGTTGTACATGAATCAAAAATAATTTCGGACGAAATGCCAAGAGGGCTCATGCAAATCGAATTGCTAATAGGTTCTATTCTTATAGGCATTGTCGTTGGACTCGTAGGAATTGGGGGTGGTATTTTGCTATTTCCTATGCTAGTGTACTTGGGTTATACGGTGCCACAAGCGGTTGCGATCTCATTATTCCTCAACGCCATCCCAAACACATTACCAGGTCTGTACCTGTATTACAAGAAAGGACACTTCAAGGTACGTCCTAGTATTGTGGTCGCGATAGGAACCGTAGTTGGAAGTACAATCGGATCATTCATTGGTTCCCGCGAATACATGGACAGAAAAACGATATTCAGACTTTATACGCTAGTCATATTTGTCCTTTCGATTTACATGTTCTATTTCTATTGTTTATAGGCGCCCTATCAGAGAGATCTAAAATCCGATGTCAACAGCTCGATGTTATGTGCGCCGTTTGTAAGGTTCCCTTGCATCATTTGCTGGTAGTTGCGGCTTACGTAATTTGACACGGCGTCTCTAACGATTCTGTACATGTACACCATGACGAACTGTGTGTAAAACACCGCAATCTCCTTTGTAACGTCATAGTACGCGTAGATTCGGTTCATGACAGACTTGTACAAAGGTGACAGGTCGGCTTCGTTCTGATCCCCCAACTCTTCTAGCCCATCAATCATCATCCTCTTCAGATACGATCTATAGCGTCCCTCGTCGTATTTTCGCTTGAAATTTTGCCATACCTTTTGCAGCGTTTCTTCCGTTCGTGGAACGTCTGTAGGTTTCACCAACTTTGAAACAGCCTGTGCACGCGATGCTTCACGCGCAAGTGCCATCCGGCGATTCAGTGCGGTTGCGATGTTTTGCTTAAGGGAGTCCGATGGCTCCACGAGTCGATATTTCGTCATGTGTTGCCGATTCTTTTTATTGTAATTGTCCATAGCATCAAACAGCAATTCTCGGGCAATCGCCGTATCGAAGAAGTCTTTTGGTCGCGTAGGGCCGTCTGGGCGCACTGCGCGCTGGTAATCTTCGCGCAAGCCCTTGGTCAGCATACCTAATTTGGCCGCCGTGCGTGGATCACGGTTGGCGCTCTCATGGATAACAGCGGCCAAGACGTCGCGTATTTTATCCCTTGACGCCGCGGCTTTTTCTGGCTCTGGCACGAGCGTCGCCTGTTTTGCCTTGAATTTGGCAAACGCTTTTTCCAGCTCTTGGAACTTGGGGCCATCGCGCGTAATGCGTGCGCCGGTCTTGGGATTCACGAGCGCAGAAGCATCTTCTGACTGCCGAATCGCCTCCCAATCCCGCATGTGGATGGGCGTATATTGCGACGCTCGCTTCGGGGCCATGTTTTTTGCGCTGCTTACATAATGCGTACAATTATTTACAAATATTTTAGGTGGCCGATTTTGGGGCTGCTTCAGCCCCTATTTAAAGCGCCTAATTGCTTGTTATATCCCTATGACTATTCCAAACTTTTCACTCACCACGACCTTACAAGGTCTTGAATCGACAATGCCATGGAAGGTTCGTGTGCAAGCGTGCGAGGATCTGGTGGGTGCGGCGGCGGCGCCGCATGCCGAAACCGCAGCCCATATCGATCTGCCCACGATCCTCCCAGCCCTCGTGCCGCTGCTCTGCGATGCCAAGCTCGCGGTGCAGGAAGCGGCGTTCAAAGCCGTGCGTGCGCTGTGTAACACAATCGGAAATCGCGATATTGAAGCTTTGATTCCCAAACTGATTGAAGCGATGGCGGATCCAGCAAAGGTAGAGGATACCATCCATCAATTGGCGGCCACCACATTTGTTCAGCAAATTACGGCAGACACCCTCTGTGTCCTGGTGCCCTTACTGCAACGCGCATTGGTTTTGCGCTCGAAGGCGGTGCAGCGCAAAGCCTGCATCATCATCGAGAACATGGTTCGTTTGGTGGATGATCCGAGCGATGTTACCTATTTCTTGCCGCCGCTCGTGCCGCTGGTGCAAAACGTGGAGCATCTTGCGGCGAGTCCAGAAGTGCGGGAGGTCGCCGCGCGGTCGTTGGCCACGCTCGAACGCATTGTCAATATGGCGCGTACACGAGCTAGCGCGGCACGTGCGGAAGACGTTGAGGAGGGCGAGGATTTGTGCAATTGCGAATTTTCCCTGGCGTACGGCGCCAAAATCCTCCTCAAGAAGGCGCGCCTCCACATGAAGCGCGGCAAGGTATACGGTCTGTGCGGCCCCAACGGTGTTGGCAAATCGACGCTGCTGCGCGCCATTGCCAACGGCCAAGTCGATGGCTTCCCACCGCCGTCGGAATTGAAGACCGTGTACGTGGAGCACGATATCGACGGTGACCTATCGGATTGCAGTGTATTGGATTATGCGGCCGCAGCGGTGGCAGACGCTACAGACGCTGCAGACGCTGCAGACACGGCTGCCGCTAGTGCCCTCCTGACCGCGCACGGCTTCTCCGACGCCATGTTGCGTGCCGCCGTCGGATCGCTCTCAGGAGGCTGGAAGATGAAGCTTGCCCTCACGCGCGCCATGCTGCAGAAGCCGGATATTCTCATGCTGGATGAGCCTACCAACCACTTGGATGTGACGAATGTTGCCTGGCTCGAAGATTACCTACAACCCACGCGCCTCAATGGCGTCTCTTGCATCATCGTATCGCACGATTCTGGTTTCTTAGATCACGTATGCACGCACATCATTCATTATACAGATTTCAAGTTGCACGTGTATCGGGGCAACCTATCCGCATTCGTCGCACAGCACCCCGAAGCTCGCAGCTATTACGAGCTCGATGCATCACCTGTGCATTTTACATTCCCAGAGCCGGGATTCCTCGAAGGCGTAAAAACAAAAGATCGCGCTATCCTTCGCATCACAGATGCCAGCTTTGCATACCCTAGCGCACCCGATCGCATGATCTTTAACAATGTCTCGCTCAATTGCTCGCTGAATTCACGTGTAGCCGTCCGTGGACCCAATGGCGCCGGCAAATCTACGCTGATCAAATTGTTGGTGGGCGAGCTCGAGCCAATGACGGGCTCTGTGTGGCGCCACCCCAATCTGCGGATTGCCTACATGGCACAGCATGCCTTTCACCACCTTGAAAAACACCTGGACAAGACGCCGTTCCAGTACATGCAATGGCGCTATGCGACCGGAGAGGATCGCGAAAAGGAGGACATGGCGGTGCGACAGCTGACGCCCGAGGAACGCGCGCGCATTGAAAGCAAGTTTGTTGTGAATGGCGAGAAGCGTGTGATCGAAGCCATTGTTAATCGCCGCAAGCTCAGAAAAGACTATGAGTATGAAGTGAAATGGCAGAACCTGACGGAGGACAAGAACACGTGGTTCGCGCGCGCTGACCTCGAGGAGATGGGCTTTTCTAAATGGGTGATGGAAATGGATCAGCGCGAAGCCGCGCGCCTCGGCATGATCGCTCGTGCGTTAACATCTGCAAACGTCGCTGCGGCGTTTGCGGACATGGGGCTAGATCCCGAAATTGCATTGCATAGCCACATTGCTGGCCTATCCGGTGGCCAGAAAGTCAAGGTCGTTTTGACGGCGGCCATGTGGCTCAACCCGCATATTCTCATATTGGACGAGCCAACCAATTATCTAGATCGCGATTCGCTCGGAGCGCTCGCGGGAGCGATCCGTGCCTTTGGAGGCGGCGTGCTCATCATTACCCATCACAATGAGTTCTCGGACGCCCTCTGCAACCAGACGTGGTCGCTCAGTCAAGGTCGGCTGGAAGCTACGGGTGGAAACGACGCTGATACGAAAGAGAAGGTGAATGCGCAGGCGACCGCTCTCACGGAAATGGTGGATGCCTTTGGAAATACCATTCAGATCAAAGCGCCGGCAAGCCAGACGCTGTCGAACAAAGAACGCAAAAAGAAGGAGAAAGAGCGTCGCGCACGCCGAGCGCGTGGCGAAGAAGTCAGCAGCAGTGATGACGACGCCTAGCGACGCGTAGATCTAAATCGCCCGATCAAATTCGCGCCGTTGGTAGTTCATCAGCGGCAGATCCTTTCGAACACGGTCAATGATCGCTTGGACGTCGTACCCCTCCTTGCAGGAGTACACGTCGAGTGCAAAGCGATTGCTCTCTGGCCATGTGTGTATAGATATGTGAGATTCGCTCAGAAGATAGAGCGCCGTCAAGCCGTATGGTTTGAAGGAGTGATGCGAAATGCTCAAGACGGTCAATTGGCATTCTTGAGCAATGTCTTGTAACATTCTGAGAATGAGGTACAAATCATTGAGCGGACTCCCTACGGGGTCGCCATCATACTCGATGACGCCTTCAATCAGTGTCGCCTTCCCGAGGTGCATTTGCGCTTACGATTGGGTGTTCCCTATTGCCTAAATACAAAAATTAGCGCACATATTTTTCCTTTTTACCGCATGCCATGCAACTTGGCCATGCTTTGCATCCGTGCGATGTGCGCAGGATTGTTGGGACTCACGCTCCAAGCCATGCAATGCGTCTGAAGCAGACGGAGCGCGCGTTCGAATTTCTCTTTTCGTCGGTCTCGAAACCGCACCCAGCTCCGCCAGATTTGAAGCACGGCATGGCGTTTCTCGGCGCGACGGGTCACATTCACAATAATCATGTCTGGGAAGATGTCATTGCCGTCCTCCAGAAGAACCCTTGTCAACCAATAGGTGCCAAAGCTGTATTCATACAGAAGTCGCTGGATACGTCCAAGATACACGTGCTCCTCACCGGTGTCCGCTTGGATCTCTCGAATGCGCACGACATCGCCGATGGCGAGCCGCATTCCGCCGTGAAATACCGAGTTTCTTTCTCATGCGACCGGTGCCAATCATACCATCGGGGAATAGGCTGGAGCTGGGTGGATCAGTTTTTGGAAGGCTCTCGATGATTTTCATGCATCTTCATCCACACAGAGTGTGTCAAAAATACTGCCGAATCTTCAAAAAATGACCCGCTCTGGTTGTGTGTCTCCTGGCATTAGTACAAACCGCGATGGACAAGTACGCTATCAAAAATCCGGAGTATGTGTGCAAAGCGTATTGCCTCGATGGCCGGCCATGCACGGCCTGGCACAAGTTGTGCGTTGCCGAGCCCGATCCCTCAGCGCCACCAGCACCGCAGCCCACTATAGCCGAGCCCGCTTACACCATTGCGTGTGACCTGTCTATGCTGCCGGAATGCATGCGGGAGGAAGCCGAAGAGCTCATGTGGATGTCGCAGCCTCCTGAGCCGGAGATTCCTAAGATCGCCACGAACTACTGCACGCATCACCAAGAGGAGTCCATTCGGAAACGAGGCTACAAGATTCATTATGTGAAGACGCGTATGGAGAATGCGCTGCGGAAATTCGGCGATCTACAGCATATGGGGACGCGCTACACCATCCTGCGTTCGATTCAAGATAAACCTATGATGCTCGTGCTAAAGAAGCGCAAGTGGATGATCCGCCGCATGGAGTGGTTTACGCGCGCGAAGGCCAAGGACGACGATCTGCTTGATACGCTGATCTATGCGCCCCGGAAGACCTGCGATGTCATGAAAATCTCGCGGTATGCATTCATCTTCCTTCGACCGGACGCCAAGCGTCTCGATGGAACCTGTTACAAGACCATGCGCAAGTCGGCGCTGAAGCCGTCGGACCTGTACCTGTGGGATCCGCATTCGATGTACTTTTCGCAGGAGCCGAAGCTCGTCCTGGCCGAGACCACGCCAATCCAGTGCGCCGCCATAAATAAGACGCCGTGCAAATAAACCGAAAGCGAAACAAACAAATAAAATGTAAGATTAGAATAGAAAAGAATGGTGCCTGATTTTGTTGGTGGAGGCAAAAAGAAGACGAGTAAGAAACCCAGCAGCGCAAAGCCGAGCAAGAAGCCCAGCACGCGCCCGCGCAGATACCGTGGAGGTGAAATTCCAGAGGAGTGCAAAGACTTCATAAAGGCGGATGACGCCCCTGCTGCCGCCCCCGCCGCCGCTGCCGATACCGCTGCCGCCGCCCCCGGCGGCCCCGCCGAGACCGCTGCCGTCACCCCCGGCGGCCCCACCCCCCCCACCGTCGGCGGCCCCGCCCCCGGCGCCGGCGGCGGCAAGGCTCGCCGGTCCCGTGCCAAGAAAGGTGGTGCCGATGTTGCCGGTCTGGTCACGGCTGCTGCCCTCCTACTCGGTAAGGCGGCGATCGAGAGACAACTGAAGCAAAAGGGCTCGAAGAAGGCTCAACGTGGTGGTCAGCTACCCATCCTCGGCAGCGCTTCCGTTCCGGCGCTCTTGGAAGAAGTGCCGGCTGCACCCGCCCCAGTTGCCCCAGCCGACGCCGTTCCCCAAACGGGTGGCAAGAAGAGTCGTCGCAGCCAAAAGGGTGGAAACATGTGCGGCGCTGGCCTAGAAGCACTGGTACCGGCCATGGCAAGCATGGCTGGAGGCAAAAAGAAGAAATCTTCGAAGAAGCAACGTGGAGGCGAATATGAGGGCTATGAAGACGCCGCGCAAGCCGAATCCACTGTTCCTGCCGTGGCCGCCGCTCCCGCTGAACCTGCCGCGCCAGATGCCCAAATGGGTGGCAAGAAGAAGTCTACCAAGAGCCGCAAGCAACGCGGTGGCGAATTCACCGGTATTGACAGCGGTGCGGATTTCGCCGCATACGGCGGTGCATTGTCGCGCATTGCAAGTGCCCTGCGCCGTGCTCGCTACTAAGCACGACACACCGTTGAGCACTGGGCTTCCGTCGCATGATTCAGTCGTGCACTGATTTCGCGACCCTCGAACTCTTTATACAAACGTTGAACCCATTCTCTATATTTTGTCCGTGAGACGAGCACGCTTTCGTCCATCGCAAATTTCTGCATGTATTCGCGCAAGTGAACCTTTGCTTCTTGCATGCAGTTCGGCAATACATCGGGGAACAAACGCCAAAATTCTTGAGATGCCTTGACATAGCTATCGGTCAGCGCCTGTTTTCCCGGATGTGCCTCGACCACACTCAATAAGAACTTCCATACATCAAGCTCGCGAAAATCACAGCGCTCGTTGACTGCATGAGTTTGCCATTTTTCGCGAACTTCTTTGAACGTTAGCTCACTTGACTTGCCGAGGCCGGCATTTACACGCTCATGCAGCTCATACATCCATCGCCCAAAACGCGTGACGGAGCGAGGAAACGATATTTCGCGCATGTGTGCCACAAAGTGTTCCCGGCATGCTGGGCACGGCAAAACCTCTCGCAGCGTGGAAAGGAATGCCTTGGCATCTCGCATCGGCAAGTCCCTATTGAACGAGATCAAATGCAGGAGCGCCCATGCACTAGGACCCCATTTGACTGGGTTCACAGCACGCATCTGCACACGCTACCCGCGCTCTACTACTTATCGTGTCACAAAGTTTTCTTCCCTAGATTCAGATGGCCATGCCAAAAGCGCTCAAATCCCGATATCGGCTGGCACTCATAGCGTGTGCAGTTTTGGCCGTTCTGAGTATCACATTGCTCGCGGTTTTGTGGATGCGAAAAGATGCGCCCGCGCCCATGCCCCAGGCAGATGCCAGGTCTCAATGCGCTGTGCCAACATGTGCCGAGCCTCCTCGCCCCTCGCCACCGGCACGTTCCAAACAAGCGAACTGGGATTACAAGCCATCCGACAATCCGCGCTACGAACAAAATACGCAGATCCAGCAAATTGGCTTCTTGACTTCTGCGACTGCGCAGGCTGACCCCAGTGGAGCCAGCGAGCCGAAGATTTTACCGCTGTTCGGGTACTCTCTTCGTGAAAAACATTCGGATCGCTGGGTTTACTTTACGGCGACCGACCAACAACAGAGCATTCGTCTCCCAGTGGAGTCCGAAGGTCGTGATTGCATGAACGATGATATTGGTTGTCGCGAGGTGTTTACGGGTGACGAAATAAAAGTTCGTGCGCTCAATGACCAACCCTTTACGCTTACCCTGTACAAAAATCAATTTCCATAAGCGCTAGCGCCTACACGTATTGCATTCCATAGTACTTTTCGTTTGCCCATCGGTGCGATTCGGCCTCCGCCCGGGCAAAATCCATCACGGAAGTCGGCTTTTGCTTCACGATGTACCATCCACGATCCATGGTGCGCTCGTGGCTTTCGAATGGACTCCGCTCAATTCGGTACAGCATGCCCTGATGCCGGATCACCACATACGGGTACACATCTTCCATTGTTATCTTACTCTGCCTTACTTTTCTCCGTGCGTCAAATTTTTAGATGCGAATTGCTCACCCACAAATAGCAAGTGCCCTAACCCAAAAACTGGATTTCCTGCGATCTGACGAATTCAAAGACGCCGTCCACTCAACCAACCAACTTTTCCAGCCGTCGCAAACCATGTCCGAAACCACGGCGGTTCAGACAGTCGAGCCGTTGTTGGCGGCATTGCGCGCGCATCCACATGCCGAAGTGTCCAGCGGCCTCATTGAGCACACGCACCTATTGCCATGGTTGCAGCATCAGACGCGGTTAAGAGGCTCGCGTCGCCTCGTTGCGGACATGGTGCAGCTGCCGCTCACTTCGACCGAGCACATCCGGATGCGCCAAGACTGGATTCGTCAACAACCGAACGTTGGGAAAACGCTTGCGGAGCTCGCGACGCACGAAGACGACGTGCTATGGGCGCTGAGGCTTCCCAATATCAAAGATACGTGGCCCATGCCAATGCTCTTTCCATGTTGGCCTGTCGTGCGTCTCATGAATCATGTGCCGTGGGTCATCGAGTTTTACCAAGTGTATCGCCTTTACCTGGCGCCGGCGATGAACTTGATTTACCCAGCTTCTGTCTTTTTCGGTCCATGGTGGTATTTGAATTACAAGCTCAAATGGAACCTGCCTCTCAAAACATATATGACATTCCTGACCAAGATCCTGCGCGAGCTGTTCCGCATTGATCGCGCCAACCTGCGCCAGTCTGTGTTGCGTGTGATCACCTTTACGGCGTATATCTTGATCTACATTTACACAATTGTGCAAAGCATCGATATTGCTGTCATGCTTCATCGTGTGCGCCGACAGCTGCAGGCCAAAATGGCATCCGTCCGAGATTTTGTGCAGAAAGCCGAAGGCGTCGTCGCTTCTTGCCCCAGCGCATTCTTTGAGCACTTTGGTGTCTGTACTAGCAGTTCGCGCCCAACGTTCGGGAACCACATGACAACCATGTACAAGCTATGGACGTCCGATGCACACCGCGCATACTTGACGGAGCTCTTGCAGAAGGCGTACGTGTTGGACGCCATTTCCATGGCGCGAGCATGGATTGAGACGAAGAAATGGTCGCTTGCGTCTTTGGATGCGAACCGACCACTGACCCTCCGACACATGAAGAACCCGGTTCTTGGCGCTGAACAGCGCAGCAATCCACTGCGTCTGTCAAAGAACCTGGTCATCACTGGTCCCAATGCGGCAGGGAAGACGACCTATGTGAAGTCCATTCTTTGCAACATTTTGTTGTCTCAGAGTTTTGGTGTCACATATGCATCGTCGTGCAGTACCCCAGTTTTCCACACTATTTCCAGTTTCATGCGGATCAACGACGAAGTCGGTCGCGAATCGCTCTTTGAAGCGGAGGTACATCGCTGTCTCGAAGCCATCCAAACACTTCAAAAGCGCCAAGACACCTGCGAGAACCCAGTGCCGCGACCGGCGATTGTGCTATTGGATGAGCCCATGCATTCCACGCCGCCGATCGAGGGCACGGCCAGTGCCATGGCGTTCATCAAGCAAATCGCTGAAATCCCGGGCGTTCGATCCATCACGACGACGCATTTCTTCCCAATTACATCCCTTGCAAAAGAGTTCCCCCAACACTTTGTGAATATAAGCTTTGAGGCTCGGGTTATCCGAGCGACTCACGCTACCGCACCCGATATTAGATTCTCATATCGCCTTCGAGCAGGCTCTTCGTTCCAATGCATCGCGCTGGATCTCCTGCGTCAAAAGGGATTTCCGCAACCGTTCATTTTAGATGCGATTAAATTCAAGAACAAAATTTGTCCGGAACATTCAAATGATTGACACCCAGATTCTGACCAGTATTCAAATTGCATGCATCGGTATCATCGTCGTGATTGGTTTGTTCCTGATTTGGCGCAGCCTGAACAAACTCCATGAAAAGGTGGAACGTCTTTCGTGCGAATGCGCGACCATGTGCTCAGGTGCCTCGCGCACCGGTGGCGCCACTGGTGCCAGTGAGAGCCCGCAAACAACCACGGCCGACGCCAAATGCTCGTTGTCGCGCCAATGCGCGGCCAAGGGAGACTACGACGAATATGAAGACGACGATTTTGAAGATGACGCGCTAATGAATGCTATCTTTGAAGGCGAAGATCCCATCAACGGTCAAACGACGTTTATGCTTTTCAGCCCATTCGGAGCCACAACGGCTGCCCAACCCGCTGCCCCAGCGGCGTCCCAAGGCGCGCGCGTTGAAATTGAAGAGGTACAAGACGCGGAGCCTGAGTCGGTACAACCGGCGCAGCCTTCGCCTACCCAAGCTCCGCAGGCTCCACCGGCTCCGCAATCACACGTGTCGGGAGGCGCTTCCGACGACTCGAAGAAATATAAACTCAAAAAACTAAATGTGGAAGCGCTGAAGGAGCAGCTGGAGGCAAAAGGCCTCCCTACGGATGGCACGAAAAACCAATTGATTGACCGTCTGCTAGCGGCATCGGACTAGGCACGCTCGCGCCCCATTTTTTTCTCACGTGAAAGCAGAGATCATAGAAATGTCGTCGACTTGCAAAACCTGCGAAGGACCCAACCCCACTCTAATGTGCCCGTCGCGCATGGCGGACGGCCGCGCTTTCACCGATTATCGCCCCCGCTGCACGGTCAATGCTGAACTCATGACGCGCTTGGGCTCGCAAGGCCAAGTGCAGAGCTCCTACGAGGCGCGCATGTACCTGCAAAAGAACGCGCAGCTCTTCATGCAAGAGGAGCGTGAAAAGGCCGTGGGTCGCCTGATTCCTTGCGCGCCCTGCAAGCGCCCCAACAGCGACCCGGGCACAATGCTGCCGGAGCGTTATGTGGTGCGCTGCGATGGTGTCAGCTGCACGCGCACTGAAGTCAACCCCACTGGCCTAGGTGACGGCCGCCAGTACTAAGTTAAGCGCTGACTACTTTGACTATTTCTTTTTGTAACTCTTTCTGTAGAGGAAGAAGATCATGAAACATTATTTCAGTAACAAACACGTCACATGCTCTGTGGAGTTGCAGGATAATCTCACGATCCTGATTACTGGAGCCGTTCATGAGCCCGGTAAATACGCGGACATGCAGCTGCTGGCTTCTGCACCGATCATGCAGATGACCAGTTACGCTGGTTCCGGCTTGCCGTACCCATGCGCGTCTTATGCCTTTGACAATACACCAAACCGTCACACTATCGCGCCCAACGGTCGCTTTAGCGTGCGTTTCTACTACCCAAATAGCTATTATCTCGAAGATGGCCGAACAAAAATAAACCCATCCTTGTTTGTGATTTTGCAGCCTTCCGCAGCAGAGCCGATTCATATCCGCTTTGAATTGCCTGATCCCCTGCCGTTGCGCACGCTCACGCATCGCCCGACGCGCACTGGACCCGAATTCTATGCCGCAAAAGAGGTCTTGCTCGGCGTTCAAAGCCAAGAAGCCAACCTGCGCCAACTCGTTGCCGTCAAAGAGCACTATGGTGTTGCATAGCCGATGCACGGGTTCTGTAAAATATCATTTCAACAAGTAGGAAGATGCACGCGCACGTGCAAGAGCGTCTGTATGACGTCATCATCCTCGGCGCTGGTCCGGCCGGCATGGCGCTTGCACAGGGTTGTCGTCGTTATGGCGCATCTGTGTTACTCATCGAAAGCGAGGAAACGCTTGGTGGTGTACACCGCGTAGATCGTCGGCATGGGATGTTTAGCGAGCACGGCCCACGAATCTATAACACGAACTATCGTACCGTAGAGCGATTCTTCGGGGATTTTCAAGAGTCGCTGAATACCATGTTTCGCCCGTACAATTTCGATCTAGGCGTTCAAAATGGCAGGACGTGGTGGGATTTTCCGTTTGCCGATAAAGTGGTGCTCGGAAGCGCTCTGTTACGCCATCTGTTGCTTCCATTTGGAACAGATCGCCAAATTTCTGTCGCCGAATTTGCGGAGCGCCACGGTCTGCACCCATCCACGCTCGATTATTTGGATCGCGTGTGTCGATTTTCCGACGGCGGCGACGCCACACGCTACACACTTTTTGAGCTCTTTGAGCTGGTAAATCAACACTCTTTTATTCAGACATTGGAGCCGTGTCTACCAAATGATGTAGCGATGATTCCGAAATGGGAAGCGCACCTTCGGCGCCTGGGCGTCGACATCTTGGTAGAAACCAAGGCCTTGCGCGTTCAAGACGAGGGCGACATGATAGTGGTGCACGTGAAGCACAAAACAAAGCAAAGCACCTTTCGTGGGCGTCGCGTTGTCATGGCCATGCCTCCGCCTGCTTGGTTTGAGATTCTCGCCGCCTCGCCTCAAACTCATGTCCAGCGTGCTTTTGGCGCACCCAAGGCAGTGCGCGAATGGATCCAGCGTTCACTTTACATGCCATACGGGAGCATGACATTCCTTTGGAATACGCCACAAACGCTGCCGCGGTTTCGCGGTTTTCCGCGCACCGATTGGGGAATTTTATTTGTGGTCATGTCCAGCGTCACAAAGTTCGACGAGACGCCCACGGTTGTAAGCTGCGCAATTACGGTATGGGATGTGCCATCATCGCACACCGGAAAACGGCCTGCAGATTACGCCTCTCTTGAGGAGTGTCGTTTGGAGGCCTTTCGACAATGGAAAGAAGCCATTGGCGCTCAAGACCTGCCAAAGCCAGATCACTTGATCGGCGATAACTTTTTGCACGAGACGGATACGGCCGATGATGCAGCGTTCTTTCGCGCTGCGGGCGTGTCGTACCTAGATGCACAAAGTCCCGTGGTGAACAGGCTCTACCAACTGGGCTGCCAAAATGGCCGACAAAAGTACAACTTTACCTCGATGGAGGCGGCAGTAAGCAATGCAGCCGCGCTGCTGCATACTTGGTTTCCGCAAGCGCGTCACGACTACCCGATCCACTCGCCGGTCACGCTCCGCCATATCCTCTACGGCAGCCTTATAGCGCTTACAGTGCTTGTGGTGCTGTGGATGTATTGGAGGCCGAAGCGAAACAATAAGCGTTTTGCAGGGTGGTTCTCCATATAGTAATGGAGGGTGGGTTGCGCAATCAACCCATATACTAGCTTCATTCTGTTCCATTCTGTTCCATTCAGGATGAAAACGGTATAAGTTCCACTAGCGTTCGGTCATGCATGAAGACTTATCGTACGTCGCCGGCATGTACGAATGCAGCTCCCCATCATCCCCGGCGAATGCCTCCCGTTGCATGCGTTTGCTGTATTTGAAGACGGCGCGTTTGATGCGCGTCTGATCTTCAGTATGCATCATAACTAGAAGCGTTTGCAGAGGTGCATCACCCCAACGATAGTAAAAGATCGACCCGTTCTTGTCAATGGCATCGACGGATGCCTTCACGGCAGGCTTTTCCCAGAAGCTTGTGCGCGTGATGAAGAAATTGTTATAGTACATGAGCGGCGACCATAGCGTTATACTCTTGTCAAACTTGGGCATTTGATCCGGCGCGTGCA